ATCCACACCTCGTTTCCAATACTCCTTAATACGCTCATCTTTTGTTTCATCTGTTCCACGATATTTCTCCGTCAGTTCATCAAGAGATGGATACATCTCACGTTGACCCTCAAGCAAATACTCAGCCAGTTGTGTGTCCCATATCTTAGGTAGTTTGTCTGTTGTATTCCGATAGATATACAGCAAGTCAAACTTGATGTTGTGACCTACAACCAATGCGGCATTGTTAAGCTTTTCTCGGATGCTACTAGTATCGACACCATCAGGTGAGTATGCCATAGTGTAGTCATCAGGGTTTAGTGTCATGTACCCAGCGGCAATTACTTTGTTACCAATCCACATGGGATTAGCTTTGTGCGTACCTACAGGACAACGTATAGTTGTCTCTAAGTCTAACACAATTATTTCGTTCGCCATTTGCTTACGTACCTCGCAATTGATGGATAAATGTCTACCTCAAAACAACCATGCCTATGAGCTTCAAGTGTCTCAGTACTACCAAACAGTTTGTTCTTTGGTATGTGAATGAAACGTTGCAAGTCCATGCCCGGTTCGTTGCTCTTGCCGATTGTAATGATGGCGTCTGCCTCACCAATCTTATCTGTCTTGCTACCACGTAGCTGGTTCATCTGTATCCACTTCTCTCCTTCGCCTGTTCCATCTACTTGACTAATTGCAATGACAGGACAATACTCTTTAGCAATGTCACGTGCCCACTCGTACAGTCGTCCGATACGTAAATCATCACGTGCTTCTGTATGAAAGCCATGCACTTTGTCAAGTTGGTCAAAGATAATAAGTCCCGGTTTGAATTCAGAAAACAGCGTGGCTATTTTATTTACTGTGCGTATCCCGCTATCGTCATCCAGAACCAGAAACCTATCGCCGCCGTTCGCAATGAATAGTTCCTCGTAAGATTCAGGGTCTTTCAACAAGTCCATACTAGTAACGCCGTGGTATGCTTGAATGACACGCATCATCACCTTGTTACTTGATTCTTCGTTGTTAATCCATATTACGTGCTCGTCTTCTTTAAGTTGTGACATCATGTGTGCAGCTTCGCTAGCAACAAACGTTGTCTTACCTGTCTCAGGTCTAGCAGCTACAATGATGAAGTCACCAGTACGCAGAGGCCCAAGGCTGATGTTTAGTTCTTTGAGTCTCCAGTTGAGTCCCTCACGCCCAACCACTTTAGAAATGTAAGATAGACTAGGGCTAACGAACACTTCAGATTTATCAACAGCACTACCAACCTCCTTCTTGTATTGTTGCATCAACCCATCAATACTAGTAAGGTCACCCTCACCACCTATACCTACCTTCAGACATACATCGTATATCTGTGTAGCGTAGTCGTTTTGAATAAGTTTAGCAAGAATGTCTTTGACAATAGGTCGTTCAGGCTCCGCCATGCTTTTCTCTAGCGCAGTAAACGCACTCTCAGTAGCAGTCGTGTCTTTGATTTTCTTGCCACGTACAATGTAGTAGAACGTTTTGAATTCGTCTAGGTTTATCTGACTACGTTCCGGGTAGTTATCCCAGTATGCACCAATAGAATCAAATATATCTTTAGTGATTGAAGATACATTATGTTTCTTAACATGGTCTTTAAACCTAGAATAATTGTCTTTACTACTAACAATGGTTAGCAAGTCAATGTCATATGCCATGTGCCAAATCCTTAATGCTTTGTTCAAGATTACCCAAAGGTATCTCCTTCGGTTGTTTGTTTAGGATAGCCGATACATGCACTGTACCAGCACTTAGTTCTCTTGTCAAGCGCCAAGCGCCTTGATGCCCTGCTTTGTCGTCGTCAAGCCACACTACCACATGTGTGTACCCATACTTAGCACATATACCAGTAATAGATTCTTTAGGCGTAGTGCCGAGCAAACACATTGTATTCGCACCAACGAAATGCGCTTTATAGCTACTTAACAAATCTTCAGTAATTATTAGTAATGGTGTATCGTAATTGTGTATATGCGACATACGTGCAGTAGTGTACGTACGATATTTAGCAGTTATGTTGTTGAAGTTCCTAACTTGATAGCCTAACTGTGATTCAAGTACGCCTTTAGATGAATCAAATACAGGCAAAAACACTTTATTATCGTATGCAGTAATAGAATATATATCTACCATGTCTTCATCAAACTCGTACTGAGCAAGCCAAGCAATTGCTTCAGGAAAAAAGTCATCATAAGCTACTGTCTTTGGTTTGTAGTACACAGGCGTTGTTGGCTCACTCTCCGTAGCAATGCGTGAATGCATTGATTCAATTTCCCTAGTGTGGTAGTAGCCACTATTACCGCAATTGAAACAATGCCACAAGTACGCACCATCATCTGTACGCTTTACATTCAGACGTTGGCGTGTATCTTCACCTTGCTCGCACGTTCTATGTGAATACTTACGTTGTTCTCCGTATTCTAGTGGCAACTCCACATCATTGTTCACCATCTCGACTAGAGCTGGCCTTCCATAGATTGTGTTCATCTTGCTTTCCTTTGTGTTTAACACGTTGTCGTTTGTCCACGTGCTTACCAGCATTGCGTTTAGGCGATACTAATAATGCATGAACAACTTTGTTGCGTGGACGCCGTGGCATGATGACAGACCTAGCCGAACACTTTGGCGTACAACTCCTGCGCTGACTTTTGGTCGTCAAGCAAAAGCTTCTGCATGTATGCAACGTTGAGCGCATACTCAGGTGTGTAACGCTTGCACTTACGTGCCCAATTGATGAGAGTACGTGGTGACATGGTAAGGCCAATCTTACCGCTATCATACGCATTACGAATCAATCCTGCAAACCTCACCATGTTCTTAGCCAAGTCAACAGGCACTTCAGCCTTACTAGTAATAATTTCAATCTCATGCTTGGCAGTAAGGTAGCCTAGATAAATTGTATTGGTAAAGCGGTCAATGGTAGCCGTGTTCTGTACACCGACACCAGTAAACGCACCAGTAGTATCACCCTGACCTACAGTGTTACCTGCAAACACAAGCCTGAAGTCATCGTGCGGCACTACAGTGCGGTCGTTGCTATCACCCGGCATCTCCTTGAGATAGAGATAGCCACCATCTTCTAGCAAGTTCTGCATACCCATAGCGATTTCTGCTGGCATCAGTTCCCACTCGTCAACTAGACACACAGCACCATACTTCACAGCCTCAGTAATAGCACCATCTTCCCACACAGTAGCACCGCCACGTACCACTAGCGTACCGAACAGGCTAGCAGATTCTACGTCACCCGACATGTTGATACGAATGAATGGGCGATTGAGTTTAGCACAGATATACTTTACCAAACTAGACTTACCTGAACCAGTAGGGCCATTGATAAGTGTCTTGTCTGCATCTTGCATACCTGCTACTAGTAATGCGGCTTGTTCCCTTTGAACTACATAGTCGCTATCCAGCTTGGGCACTAGGCGTGCAATCTCAGGGTTAGGATTGTCTTCCAACACATTGACAGGAAAGTCACCAATGGCAGGAGTAAAGCCAAACACCTTGCTGAACAACTGCTGACCCTCACCAGCAACTGCAGGTTCAGTAGCAATTGACGTAGCCTTCACAGGTTCAGGGCGGTTTTTGCCCAATTGTGCGGCAATAGCACGTGCAACATTTTGATTGACTGATGTAGCCATTACAGTTTCCTCTCAAGTACGTTCAAAATTGCAGGGGTTAACTCAGATTCACTAGTTACAACAGAATGACTTTTGTAATAGCGAGTAACATTATCATCCATGATACCAATAGCATGAATGTCAATTAGCTTATCCAACTTGTCAATTACCTCCTTGGTGTATGACCGAATGTCACCAGCATGTCGTCTACCAGCAGGGCTACCATCAGACAATACTAGTAACACTTTACGTTTCTCTTTGCGTTGCAATAGCTTCATGCCAGCATATGCAAGTGCATCGCCGTCAGTATTCTCCCACAATGCACCTGATGCAATGCTGAACCTAGATACAAACTCATTGTCACTCACTCGTTCACCGAAGTCATTGAATACCCACAACATCGGCTTGTCTCGCTCAAACGTGTTAGTGAAGCCTAGCATTGAGAATGGTATGTTCAATGGTCGCAATGCAGCAGCCATAGCAGCCGCACCAGCACATGCCATATCAAACTTCTTACCACTCATGCTACCCGAGCAGTCTACCAGCAATGTTATCGCCGTGTCAAGTGTGTCGTTGGTTTTACGTTGCCTGAAGATACGTTGCGAATTATTAGTATCACCAGTAAGCAGACGATGAAGACTACCATTGTGTAACTTGCCCTTCTTTAAACCATATTCATACCTGTCACGACTACGCACTTGTAACCTAATACGTAACTTATTTGCCAATGGCTTGGCATTATTAGTAACATAATTGCTTACAGTGGCTTTGTTTAGGCTACCCGAGCTGATATGTCCACTTACATCAGGATGTTCCTTGCCTTCAGGAAAAGATAGTACAATGTACTCTGATGTTTTGGGTACAACATATGCTCCCGACTTAACATCATCATGGGGCACATGGATACCTACACGACTAGATTCATGCTTGTGCATCATGGTATCCATCAGCTTGTCTACAGTGATGATGTCTTCACCTTCCTTACGCTTTGGCTCACCGCCATCGCCATCACCATCTTCACCGCCCTCACCTACACTCTTGCCTTCATCTTCTCCCTCACCATCTTCTTCTGCCTTGGCGCTACTAGTATCATCAGGCTGTTCGATATACTTAGCAGGGTCTTCTCCAAACACATCACGCAATATTTTACGTGACAAATCCATCACATCTTGCGGTGTACCACGCTCTCGTATGGTCACCAGTTCCTTACTATATCCTAGTAGCTTGTTGTACACTTCCCTGTTGTCGTCATTCATTGCCTTCAGCAGGGTATGAAACACTTCACTAGCGGTGTCAATCCAATCTTCACGTAGCGATGCATCCCACACAAACAGGGGCAATGTAAGTCTTTGTTGCTCACTTAACCCTGAGTCCGTAGATTCTAGATTTCGGACTACATCACTCCCGTAGATTGTCCAATACTTGTTACTAGTAACGACATCACCAGCATACTCACTATCGTTCAGGTAGTCGATGCGGTGGTCTTCTAGCAAGTTGTTAATGAATGCTAATAACCCTTGTGGTCGCTCTTTTTCCAGCAGCTCAAAGTCACTGTGCACAATGTGACTAGTCTCATGCTTGACGTAGTATCGGATACGTGTCAACCACTCCTGACTTGTATGGCTGTGCACACGCGGTATCCATATGCACTTACCATCAGTACGTGGAGTAGAGTCAACCTTATCCCATCTCACTTGCACTTGCGCGTTCGCGGCACACGCAGATACGTATGTCTCAAACTGCATTGTATCAAGATAGTCCATGATGCTCCTTAATTCATCATACTAGTAACATCAGCATACGTGTACGCTACAAATATGCGATGGTACTCTGAATCCAACCAATCTTCTGCTTCAATGTTGTCGTTTTTATGCAACGCTACCTCTAGTTCTGCTTGCAATAGTGCCTCGTCGTTCTCGTCTTCTAGTATCAGATGCCTTTCGTTTAGTCGTTTCATTTCACGCTCCAATGCTTCTGCCGACATAGGTATGAGTAGTTTTCTGCCCATAGTTTACATCACTCCATACAGAATAGCAACAGCCGCAATGAATATTGTCAACATCATGAATGCGGATATTACTAGTAACACAAAACCAATATACTTCAATGTACTAGCCCTCCTTTCGAGTTGATGCCGATTAAATCTAGCCTATTTGTGACGGGAATATAGTTGCTTTTGTGCATAGGTACGATTGTATGCTTAACGCTTTTTGCGTCACGTTCACCGCACGATAGGCATGTTTTGTAACCAATTAGCGCACGTTGAGGCAAAACAGGCTCGCCA